TCAAAGGACAGCTTCGGAATCATCTAGAATTGAATCAAAAGAAATTGGAAGAAAAAAAATTAAAGATAAATTATCTGAAATAGCTGATTATGGTGGTGTAGCAAATATGTCAAACGGCGGAATAGCAGGAATATTAAAAAAATGAAAAACCCAACTTTAATTAAAAATATGAAGCATGTTAAATTAAATGAAATCCCTCCTTTAAAAGGACCTAATTCACAAGGGTTGATTAAAGAGATAAAAAAAGATAAGAAGAACACGGAGAAATTAAATGGCAGATATAGATAAAGGACTTCCAAACACAAGAACACAAGTAGATCTTCCTGGCGCGGAAGATACTGAAGTTCAAATTTCGGAAGAACAAAAAGAACAACAACCCGTAGAAATAATTCCAGATGAAGATGGTGGAGCAACCGTTGACTTTGATCCGTCAGCAGTAAATCAACCTTCAACAGAATCTCACTTTGATAATTTATCAGATATTTTACCAGACGATGTTTTAGACCCTATTGGTAGCACACTTAAAAATAATTACATGGACTATAAAATGTCCAGAAAAGAATGGGAAAAAACATATACTGAAGGACTAGATTTATTAGGATTTAAATACGAAAATAGAAACGAACCTTTCCAAGGAGCTTCTGGTGCAACACACCCTGTGTTAGCAGAAGCAGTTACACAATTTCAAGCAACAGCTTTTAAAGAATTACTACCATCAGACGGACCTGTGAGAGCACAAGTTTTAGGTAGAGGAGATCCAGGAAAAGAACAACAAGCTCAAAGAGTAAAAGATTTTATGAACTATCAGATCATGGATCAGATGTCTGAGTATGAATCAGAGTTTGATTCTATGTTATTTCATTTACCATTGTCAGGTTCTACATTTAAAAAAGTTTATTACGATGATTTATTAGGTAGAGCTGTTTCTAAGTTTGTACCTGCAGACGATTTAATTGTTCCGTACACAGCAAACAGTTTAGATGATGCAGAAGCAATTATTCATATTGTTAAAATTTCTGAAAACGATTTACGTAAACAACAAGTAGGTGGTTTTTATTCTGATGTAGAAGTAGGTACACCAGGAGAATCAACAAAGGATGATATCACAACTAAAGAAAAAGAATTAGAAGGCGTATCTAAATCTGGAAAACAACAACCTATATTTACACTATTAGAATGTCATGTTGATTTAGACTTAGAAGGTTTTGAAGACATGGATCCAGAAGGAGAACCAACTGGTATTAAACTACCTTACATTGTTACAATTGAAGAAAGTAGCACTAAAGTTCTTTCAATAAGAAGAAACTATGCACCTAACGATCCAAAGAGACAAAGAATTCATTATTTTGTTCACTTTAAATTTTTACCAGGATTAGGGTTTTATGGATTTGGATTAATTCACATGATCGGTGGATTATCTAGAACTGCAACATCAGCATTAAGACAATTATTAGATGCAGGTACATTATCAAATTTACCAGCAGGATTTAAACAAAGAGGTGTGAGAGTTAGAGATGAAGCATCACCAATTCAACCAGGTGAGTTTAAAGATGTAGATGCACCAGGTGGAAATCTAAGAGACGCATTTTATCCGCTACCTTACAAAGAACCATCTCAAACATTATTAGCTTTAATGGGTATTGTAGTTCAAGCTGGACAAAGATTTGCAGCAATATCAGAATTACAAACAGGAGATGGTAATCAACAAGCAGCAGTGGGTACAACTATGGCACTTCTTGAAAGAGGTTCTAAAGTTATGTCAGCAATACATAAAAGAATGTATTCTGCTATGAAAAAAGAATTTAAATTACTAGGTAAGATTATTGCAACTTATCTTCCACCAGAATATCCTTATGATGTTGTTGGTGGCGAAAGAACAGTTAAACAAACAGACTTTGACGACAGAGTAGATATTTTACCTGTTGCAGATCCAAATATATTTTCTATGTCACAAAGAATTACTTTGGCACAAACAGAATTACAGTTAGCTACATCTAATCCTCAATTACATAACATGTATGCTATCTACAGAAAAATGTACGAAGCACTTGGTGTAAAAGATATTGATCAAGTCTTACCCCCACCTGCACCGCAAGCACCGAAAGACCCAAGTTTAGAACATATTGATGCATTGACAGGTAAACCTTTCCAAGCTTTTGGAGGTCAAGATCACCAAGCACACATAACATCTCATTTAAATTTTATGTCAACTAACATGGTTAAAAATAATCCACCAATCATGGCAGCAATACAAAAAAACATTTTAGAGCACATAAGTCTAATGGCACAAGAACAAGTTCAATTAGAATTTAGAGAACAAATAAAAGAAATGCAAATGATGCAACAACAAGCAGCAAACAATCCTCAAGTACAAGGACAGATGCAACAAATGCAAATTCAAGTAGAAGCAAGAAAAGCAGTGTTGATTGCAGAGATGACAGAAGACTTTATGAAGGAAGAACAAAAAATTACGTCTCAACTTGATTCTGATCCTCTATTAAAACTAAAATCAAGAGAAGTTGACCTTAGAGCAATGGAAAATCAACGTAAAAAAGAAGCAGATGAAGCAAAAGAAGAGTTAGATAGAGCAAAACTAGTTCAAGCTAAGGATTTAACTGAAGATAAGCTAGAACAAAATGAAGATTTAGCAAATTTACGTGCAGAAACATCAATTGAAAAACAAATGATGGCAAATAGCTTTAAAAATACACAAAAATAAGATAACAATACAACAAGGAGATAAAAATATGATGAATTATAAAAAAGCTAAACCAGTTAAGATGGAAGAAGGTAAAGTTATTACTGATCCAAGATCTGAAACTAGTATTAGAGGCAAAAATCTTATTAACGAAGGTAATAAAAACCCTGTTAAAGGATCTGGAGCTGCTAGAAAACAAAAAGACGTAACCTGGTACTAATATGTGGTTTTCGGCAATTAAATTAGCCGTCTCTGCTGGTAGTAAAATTTACGCTAATAAGCAGAAGACTAAAATGGCAATGTCAGATGCACAGTTAATGCATGCGTCTCGTATGGCCGAAGGAAAAGAAGCTTACCAAGGAAAACTTTTAGAAGCCCGTCAGTCAGATTGGAAGGACGAGGCAGTTTTGATAATTTTAAGTATGCCCATCGTGGTGCTGGCCTGGGCAGTCGTAAGTGACGATCCAACAGCTATGGACAAGGTAAAATTGTTTTTTGAGATGTTCTCAGAGCTTCCGAAATGGTTTACAAATTTGTGGATCCTTGTAGTTGCTAGTATTTATGGTATAAAAGGAACACAAATTTTTAAAGGCGGAGCAAAAAAATAATGATTGATAAAAAAGAAAAAAATACTTTAAAAAAACATAGCGTGCACCACACTGCAAAGCATATGTCTACAATGAAAAAGAAAATGAAAAAAGGCATGACATTTAAAAAATCACATAACCAAGCAATGAAAAAGGTAGGAAGATAATGAAAAGTTTTTTAAAAAACATGGTTATCAGTGCTGTTAAACCAAAAGTCAATACAACAACTTTAGGTACAGCTAAAAGTAAATTAGCTATTGCACAACAAAAATTAAAAGCCTCTGGTGCAAAATTAGAACAAACTAAATTTGAAATGGCAAACCCAAAATTTAAAGGCAAAAAATTTACATTTGCTCCTGTAGGAAAAGCTGTAAAAGAATCGGATAAAAAAAAACAAATTATAAAAGACAATTCTAAAGTAATAGGTAAAATGTTTGAAAAAGCTTTAAAAGGAGACAAATAATATGAGAATGAGTTATAAAAAAGGTAAAGACGTTAAGAAAAAGAAAAAATCAAGTTTAGGAATGCAAAGTGTTATTCACGGACTAGATAGAAATCCAAACGTAACTGCTGCGGATCCAAAAGCAAAATTCATCGCTAGAAAAAAAGCTATGGGTGGTGGAATGATGAGAAAAGAATTTGGTAAAGGCGGTGGAGCCGGTTTATATGCAAACATTAAAGCTAAAAAAGATAGAATCAAAGCTGGTTCAGGAGAAAAGATGGCAAAAGCTGGAGACAAAGGTCGACCAACAAAAGCTAATTTTATAGCAGCAGCTAAGACAGCAAAGAAGCCAACTAAAAAAGCGTAATGGCTAGAACTGCAGCATGGCAGAGAAAAGAAGGAAAATCTAAATCAGGTGGACTTAATGCTAAAGGTGTTGCATCTTACAGAGCAGCTAATCCAGGATCAAAACTTAAAACAGCAGTCACAACTAAACCTTCTAAATTAAAAGCAGGATCAAAAGCAGCTAGTCGTAGAAAATCATTTTGTGCTAGAATGACTGGTATGAGAAAGAGACAAAAACCAAGCAACAATACAGGTGATGATAGATTATCTAAATCACTTAGAAAGTGGAATTGTTAATGAGTCCAGAAACAGTAATTTATAAACTGCAAAGAGGAATAGAACTACAATTAGAAAATTTGACCAATGTTGTAACAACGGGAGTTGACAGCATGG